CATCATTACACGTCTATTGTGAAGTGCATAGTTCTGCGCCCAATCTACTGCTGCCATGTAATCATCAAAGTCTTCTGTCTCTTCAGGAAAGTATGCTAAATCTTTATCAGGCAATGAGATGTAGTACTGCTCCATCTTGCGTTTTGCTTTTTCAATGTAATAAGATCCAATCATGTTTCCTATTCCACGGGATCCCGAATGGAGCATTACCCATACGTCCTGATTCTCATCAATGCATAGCTCAATGAAATGGTTTCCTGAACCAAGAGTACCAACTTGATAAGCGGCTTTCTTAAAAAACTTGGTATCCATACCGCCAAACATGTTTTCTATGATTGCTCTCGTGGCATGATTAGTCAACATAGGAACATGCTGAGAAAACTGATGCGATCCTCCAGTTCCAACAGGAATATCCTTTTCAATTTGACTACGAATAGCACTCAAGTTATCAGGCAAATCTGAGGCCTTCAAAGAGAGTCGTACAGCGTTCATTCCGCAACCAATATCAACGCCTACTGCGGCAGGAATGATGGCTCTATCCGTTGCTATGACACTTCCTACAGTCGATCCGATGCCAGCGTGTACATCAGGCATACAAGCGATCCCGTTACCAGCAATAAATGGTAAGCGGGCTAAATTCTTTAATTGAGTTAAGGCCTCAACCTCAATATCCTCAGTCCAAATTTTAATTGGACGTGATCCTTCCGTGTTAATTACTTGTTTCATTTTTTCTCCGTTAGATGTTACTGTCTTCATTTAGATACAAAGTCGATTCTCCGACTAAAGCATCATTCTTTTTCGCATAAGCCCGTAACGTTTTATCCAGTACGTCCAGCAGCTCTTTATGATCCATAGCCCAAGAAGATACGGACTTTGCTTTGAACTCAATTACATATTGCTTAAATTCCTGTTTCATCTTTTTCTCCGTTTACACACATGAATAGCATAGGGTACAACCTGTGATATTGCAACATAAAATTTGTCTTTTTGATTTATGAACTATATCCAGTTACCTATATCCAACACCTATATCCAAATTACCTACATCCAATTGCTTTTCTTCAGTTCTAAGCAAAGCACCCCCTAGCCCATCCGTAGATAGGTTAGTGAGATGCTAAATATCCTTTGCTAATCTTTCAGACATTTACAAATAAGCCAGACTATTACAGAGTTTCCTCCGCCCTTCACGCTCTAGCTACTATCACCCACGTTCGCACCTGAAGACTTTCTTGTGCACTACATACGATTGCCGTTCTGCGGTTGTCCCTACCTACTCAATCATATGCTGGGCAGAAATAAAAAAACCATTTTGGCTCTAAATATTTCTATTGGCGTAACACTAGGTAAATCTTCCTAGCAAAACTTACGTAGTGCGAAATATTTAGACCGAAATGGTCTAATGGTGCTAGGAATTTTACACTGATCGCCAAACCAGCCCCTACAGAATACATAAAATTTAAAATTCATGCAACTATTTTTTTAATATACAAACCCCATGTCGCAATCTATTGATTTTAAAGGATAAAAAATTAAAGTGTCCATATGGACAGTTTTTAAAAGGGGAACGGCCTAGATGGATTAGTTCTAGGCCGTTCGATGCACACGGAGGGGTGCGGAGGATTACGGGAATGAAGAAACCCGTACTGTGATTATACACAGTATTGACAAATGAACAACTATGATACTTGTTGATACTCCTTGATAGTCACTTGACACCCTCCACCTTTGATTTTTGAACCACGTTCTACGGTCAATTTCCATACTTGTTGGTCATCGTCATACAGTATTCCGTTCATAGAATCTTGGATTGCTTTGAGGCAATTGTCTATATCCATGAGTCTTTTATCACGTGGATGAAAGATAATTTGAAGCTCTACTGGTGAGCTACCGAAGCTGATAGAATCTTTCAGTATTTCCCTTACAGCGCTTTTAAACTCTTGGCCTCGCTTAGATATATAGCGTCTTTTACCAGCTGATAACCAGTAGGAATTAACGCTAGGAGGATAAGGAAAATTAAATTGTTGTATCATTTTATCTACACACATGAATTAAGAGGGGTACAATGTGTTGACATATTAAAAAGTACTTGATATTCTGTAATCGGATTGTAGTTTATTTAACGGAGGAAGTATGGATTATTCAGAAAGCATTATTGCGCTACGTCACTATCTCAAGGATATTGAGATTTCCCTAAACAATCGTAACTTTGAAAAAGCCTTGGAAATTTCTCAGGAAATCACTGCGGAAGCTGTTCAATTGAAGTGGATAGTTGGTCATATTTTAGCTACACGGGAGGAATTGTTATGAAAGCATTTCCAAGACCGAACACAGTACACCCCGATGATTTAGGCATGGATTTGCGTGATTACTTTGCAGCTAAAGCTATGCAATCTTTGATTATTGCTTATGCAACTATAGAATCAAATTTAAAAATGCATGAAATTATTAATGGTTCATATCAATACGCTGATGCAGTGATGGAGGCTCGTAATGAACAAGTGCGATGAGATGTTTTATGAGCAGTACCCAAACATAGTATGGCAAGACGATACAGCCATTACAGTTTGGAGGGATTGTTGGAAGGTCTGTACAGATCGGATGATTTACCAAATGCAGTCACGGACTAAGTTATTTACAGAGGGAATGAAGAAAGAATATGAAACTAACGAACATACACAACTTGCCGCAAACCTTCGTGAATATACTAGAGAGGCCGACCTACAGCAAAGGCAGGGCCAATCTGTCAGTGACCGAATTATTGCAGCCACCGCAGCTCGTACAGCTACGCAAGAAGTACTGGGAAGATTTACAGGAGGACGTAGCTGATAGAGTATGGGCAATCTTTGGCACTGCTATTCATACAATCCTTGAGCAGGGTAAAGATGAACATCACATTATCGAGCAACGTCTTCATGCAACCTTAGATGGATGGAATATTTCCGGTGCTATTGACTTACAGCGTATTGAAGAAGATGGCGTAATCGTAGCTGATTACAAGACTACGGGCGCTTGGGGAGTCATGAACGAGAAGATTGAGTGGGAACAACAGCTCAATATCTATGCATGGCTTGTCGAGCACGTTAAGAAGATGCCAGTAAAGAAGATTGAGATCGTAGCAATCATTAGAGATTGGAGCCGCAGAGATGCACAAAATAAAGAAGGGTATCCCGAAGCGCCAATTAAGGTTCTCGACATACCTTTATGGTCTTATGAAACCCGTGAGGCATTCATTCGTTCCAGAATTGGTCTTCATTCCGATGCTAATTTGGCGACAGAGCTTGGGGAAGATTATTCTCCCTGTACTAGTACTGAGATGTGGGAAAAGCCGACTACTTTTGCAGTTAAGAAGACTGGGAATAAAAGGGCTACGAACGTATTCCTCATTAAAGAAGATGCAGAAACAAAGCAAGCCGAGCTGGGTAAAGGTTACGAGATCGAAGTTCGCCCGGGGGAGAGGACGAGATGTGCGGAGTTTTGTCAAGTAAGTCAGAAGTGCAAGCAGTATCAGCAGTATTTAATTAACCAAACGGAGGAAGTATGAATAATTTAAATGTGAAATATGTAATTAGCATAGCGATTGGATTTATTGCTTTTATTACATTGTGGATGTGGGGTATGCCAATTTATACCGTATACCATCAAAAGATGGAAGGTGAGGCAGAACTTGCTAAGGCCAACTTTAGTAAACAGGTTGCCGTACAAGAAGCTCAAGCAAAAATGGATGCAGCAGTTATGTTAGCCAATGCTGAAGTAGAACGTGCTAAGGGCGTTGCGAAGGCTAATCAAATTATTGGTGATTCATTAAAAAACAATGAAGATTATTTACGTTACTTGTTTGTAAACAATTTAGAGCATACACAGAACCAAGTAATTTACATTCCTACAGAGGCTAACTTACCAATATTGGAGCGCAGAAAATGAAACAATTTTTTCTTTTAGCATTAACTGCTTTTGTATTTTTGATGTATGGCATATCTCAGTGTCATTCAGCAGAAAGATGTGTAAAAGATAGCAATGGTGGTATCTGCTGTTGGGATACTGATTCAGAAGGAACAATTAAACCAATATCTTGTGCATAGGAGCATTAAATGATTACACGTGACCAATTAATTTTGAATTTTATGATGGCATTAACAGGCAACCAGAGTATCTGCGTAGGATCGGAAGATGATCCAAAGTGGATTGTTGAGTATGCGGAGAAATTAACTGATGCATTTTTAAATAAACCAACTATCGAGGATAAAAATGGTAACCCCGTATGATACTGGTAAGGTAAAGATTGGTATTTACTATGAACAACCAAGGTATTGCGAGCATGATAAGGATATGCTGCTAGTTCAGTCTTGGTTAATAGGCGATGCAGAAAAAGCACGAAAAGCCTACTGGACTAATGTATGCTATATGGCCTTAATAGCTTTTGTATTTTTGGTAATGATACTTAAAAAATGAGGATTTTATGAGTGCAAATGAGAAACAGATTGGCGGAGAACATTACAAGGGAAAAGCAATTCAACCTTGGGATTACATTGCCGCTAATAACATTCCGTACTTAGAAGGAAACATCATTAAGTACGCAAGTCGGTGGCGTGATAAAGGTGGTATTGACGATCTACGGAAAGTCATTCATTACGCTGAAAAATTAATTGAATTAGAAAGTGAAAAATGAAAACAAGACAAGAAATGATTTATGACTTTATGTTGGCCTTTGCATCAAATGCAGAATATATAACGGATTATTTTCAGGATCCACAAGAACCGATTATTAACCCTAGGGTTATTGGTGAGGCTTTATTTCATGCAGCAGCAGGAGCAGCAGATGTTTATTTGAAGGAACAAGCATGAGCGTTTATAAGAAGTTACAAGAAGCCCGTGTTAAGTTGCATACAACCCAGCTTAACAAGTCCGGTGAGAATAAGTTTGCTAAGTTCAAATACTTTGAATTAGGTGACTTTATTCCACAGGTTACGGAGATCTTTAATAAGGTTGGACTTTGCGGAGTTGTATCGTTTACCAACGATACGGCCTATTTGACCGTGCATGAGACTGAGGGTGATGGATTCATTACATTTACCACTCCATTAGTCTATGCCAGCGTAGAGAAGACTCAGCCTATTCAGAACTTAGGATCAACGCATACGTACATTCGTAGATATCTATGGCTTATGGCTATGGAGATTGTTGAGAATGATGTAGTGGATTCTGTAGAGCCTAAAGCACCAGTTGCTCCCGTTGTAAAGGCAGCGCCAGCTCCTAAGCCTGAGCCAAAGAAAGAAGAGTTTTTTGATACTTCTGAGCCTTGGCAGGTATCCGTGGATGTAACAAAGGATGGCTGGCCTGATGCAGTCAAGCAAGGCATTGCGATGTTAATCCAATTGGCTAAGAAACCTGAAGATGTAAATAGCATCTATAAGATCAATATGCCATTGCTAGAGCAGTTAAAGATCAAAGATGTAGCAACCTTTGATGAGATTTTTGCAACATTTAAAACTACAAAAGAAACCTTGAAAGGACAAGTATGAGCGATTACCCGAACTCTGGTGCATTATTCAATACCAAAGAAAAGAAACATGAAAAAGCCCCTGATATGTGGGGAAAGATTGACTTAGATCGTGACTATATACGTTCTTTACTTGAATCAGGTAATGGTTTAGTCACTATCAAGATTGATGCATGGAATCGTGAAAGCGCAGCTGGTAACCAGTTTTTATCTATTAAGGTAAATACATGGCAACCAAACAATAAAACTGAAGAAAGGATGCCTGAATTATGATTAAGAAGAAACCTGCAGCTAAAAAAGCTCGTACTACAAAAGTAGTAAATAAATTAGAAAAGATGATTGATTGGCAAAAGTTAGCTAAAGATTTGCAAGAGGCCTTAGCTAAAGAGATGCGTGAAAATCAAAATCTTGAGATGGAAAATGCAAAACTAGTTGCTGAGATGTATCGTCATCAAGGTGTTATTACTTTTCTAATGCATGAGGTGAGGCGTGGAAACAATTCAGTTTGAGGGAATTAAAACTGGATTAAAGCAGTCCAAAGATGGCTATATGCTGTCTTTGGCTGTTCATCCAGATGACTTGCCAGATAATCTCATTCGTGATTTTGTAGGCGCTCGTTACATGGTTGTAATGGTTCGTATTGGTGATGATGAGCAACCTGTCAAGCAAGTGCGTAAATCAGATCCAGCAGTTTCTATGGCTGGAATGGTATGCAGAGATTCAGAGTTTTGGAGCTACGTTTTTATTAGAGATGAAGAAATTATTGGATCTGAAGCAGAATGCGCTGAATGGATGAAGATGTATTTTGATATTGAATCAAGAGCTGATTTGAAAACCAATGAGGCAGCTAGGGAAAAGTTCATTAAATTTAAGGAAGATTTTGAGCAATGGAAAAAGTAAAAAGAAATATGGTTCCGTACAGTGTGTATCTTCCAAAGGATTATCACGATAAGATTTCTGCACTCGCAAAGAAGCGTCAGGCTTCTGGAATAATTCGTGATGCAATTTGCATGATCCTTGATGGAGGTGACCAATACAAAGCGGGCTATACAAAAGGTATAAGAGATGCAATTAAGGCCGTAACTAAGATTCCTGAGCTGCAAATTATTGCTTACAAGGGAAAGTATATGGATACGTTTGTATTAGATAATCTTGAACAATTGGAGCTATGATGAAACACGGATGGAAAACGAGGATTGAAGAACGGATTTACTTTGAACGCAAAAAAATAGAACGTGAAGAACGAGCTGCTTTAATGGAATTAATGCGTATGAAATTAAATCATGAAATGAAAATGGCTTTAGTCGGCACAGAAAAGGAGATGCACTAATGGAACAAGATCCATCACGAGAATTAGCAGTAGAGGTATTTAAGTTCTTAATGCCTAAAGCTGATGTCGATACGACTGTGATATTGTCAGCAATGAGCATGGTATTGGCTACTATTGCAGTAGAGGCTGGCATGGAAGAAGAAAAGGCCGTATATGCCTTTAGAAAGTCCTATGGCAATGCAAAACGTAGGCTTAAACAGATTGTAAAGGCGGTGCACTAATGAACGATCAAGATTTTGAAGATGCTTGCGCTATGTTGTCTATGGTTGGAATGATTATTGCAGGTAAGGAGTCTGATGCCAATATTCCTGAAAGGTCTTTTCAGTTTGCAAGAATGATGGTATTAGCCCGTAATACACAACCTGAAGAAGGTATCGTTGCCATTAAGAAACGGATTAAAAAATGAAACGCAGATCTTTTCTAAAGGTATTGGGAGCCGGAGTCGGCTTCATAATGATGCCAGAGTTGGCATTACAGGCTTCTAATACTGGAATCAAAAACTGTGCCGATTTAACGGCTGCAATGGAAACCATGTTTAATTGCAAAATGGGGGAACCTAGAGCCTTTATGGAGTTTACGCTTGATCAGGCCTCAAAGTTCTTTACACCAGCAGCTTATGCCGTGGCTTTGCAAAATACAGGATTAGTTAATAAAAAAGAAGAAGAAACTATTTTGCAAATTTATAAAAAAGGAAGCAAAGGATATATTGATGCTATGAAAGAAATAACGCCCAAAGATGGCATTATTCGTGTTCATTATCAAACATTTGCTTATGCAATTGAAGGAGGATCTGCTGCTGAAGCTGAAGAAAAACTAGCAAATCATTTTTACGAACACTTTAAAAAGTTAGATGAAAACGATAAAAAAATGCTGGCATGGCGTTTAAAACCAGAGTTCACATCGGATGAGGTTACAAGATATGGTGATACTTGGATGACCTATGAAGAAATTGAAGATCGTACAGATTTGTCAAAAGATTACATCAAAGTTAAGGGTACTGAAACAAAACATAATTTGCGTCAGTGGGCATACACAGTTCCAAGGGGTAGAGAAACAGATCCTCCGATCATGACCCCTGAAGGAGTTGAATATGACTTTGATACTGGAGCTTTGAGGTATGTGGATTCTAAAACAATGCTACACAAAATGCGTATGCGATTAGTGATGCCAGAGATGACATTTGAAGTTGCTAATTTAATTAAACCAGAAGGCGTTCCGGTAGCTAAATTACAGGATAAATCATGACAAAAAAGAAGAAAGTTGAAGAAAAAGTTGTAGCTCGCTCACCCCATGAGCTACTATATATTGCTAGGGATTTACATACCCGATATCTTAGGGGATTGATTACCTCAAAAATATTCAAAGAGGAAATGACAAACCTCAATATTGCAGGTAATATCCTGAGCAGATCAGATGA